ACTAGAGCTGCTGACCAAATTGAGGACATCAAACTCGTAATTGAATTCTGATCTTATCCAAAACTAGAGATAAAGTGAGATGCCTCAGAAGACGAACCTTAATGTAGCTCCATACTACGACGATTTTACACAGGATAAGAACTTTTACAAGGTACTTTTTCGCCCTGGATATTCTATTCAAGCGAGAGAGTTAACCCAGTTACAATCTGTTCTGCAAAATCAGATTGAGAGTTTTGGTAAGTATGCCTTTAAACAAGGTGAACTTGTCATACCTGGTGAGGTTGGTCTTAATACAAAATTACCATTTGTTAAATTATCATCTGTATCTGAAATTCCTACTACAGTAAACGGAAGTATAGTTTACAAGAAGTATGATATTACTCAGTTAAAAGGACAAGATTTAAAAGGTTTAACTTCTGGTGTTATTGGTACAGTAATTGAAGCAAGTGTAGCAACAGATAGTACTTCAGATGTTGTATATGTTAACTATACAAATAGTGGTGATGCAGGTAATGAGGATACATTCCGACAAGGTGAGACCCTAGAGGTCGTAGATGGCGTTAATACACCACTGATGGTGGTTGGAACTGATGGAAGTGTACTTCCTACTAGTATTTCTATTACTGATCCTGACACAGGTGTATCGTCGTCATTAACAAGCGATGCGATGGGATTTGCTTCTGCTGTTAAAGTGGAAGAAGGAATTTATTTTGTTAATGGATATTTTGTAAGAAATGCTGCTCAGTTACTTGTAATTGACAAATATTATAACAAGCCATCTGCAAAAGTAGGATTTAAGATTGTAGAAACTCTTTTATCTGCCGAATCAGATGCTTCTTTATATGATAATGCAATTGGATCAAGTAACTATAGTGCTCCAGGTGCAGATAGATTAAAGATTGCTTTAAATTTAGTTCAGTATGGATATACTGCTACTACAGATAAGAATTTTATTCAGTTACTTACTGTTAAGTCTGGTTCTGTACAGAGTCAAGTAGTACAAACAGACTATAATCTTCTTGAAAATACTCTTGCTAGAAGAACTTATGACGAATCTGGTGATTATGTTGTAGATAATTTTTCATTAGATGTTAGAGAGTATTATCAACAAAGTGGAAATTTAGGCATTTACTCTAAAGATCCCGTTACAGGAGAAGTAAATGGACTTACAACTACTGATGCAGCAGACAAATTAGTAGCAAGTATTGGACCAGGTAAAGCATATATCAAGGGATATGAGATTGTTAATAAAGAAACAAAATATTTAACAGTTAATAAAGCAAGAGAAACTCTTAATAGGTCTGATATTAGATTAAAGACTTCTGGACTTCCAACATATAAAGTTAATAATGTTTATGGAACAGTTCCTCTTAACTCTGAAGGTGCTAATCTAACTGCATATCCTAATATCTTCTTGTGTGCTAATTTTAATGATGGATCAATTGGATTAAACAATACTGAAGAAAATGATGCTGACAAACAAACATTAAATCGCCGTGGTCAGTATTTTGATATTGATGCTGGAATTAAAACCATATATGTTAAACTTGATAGTGGCGTAACTGCTAGTAATTATGTTGGTGATGCTGGATTGACTAATGCAGCTACACTATGGTTTGTTGTTACTAGAACTCAAGCTGGTGAACCTGCTACAGTTGCTTCTGTTTCTACAATTGCTTTATCTGTTGTTAGTAGACTTGAAGTTGATTCAAACTCGTCAAATACTTTTCTTGAACTTACTGTAACTGGTACAAAAGAAAATCTAGATAAGTTCTTCATAGAATATGATAATGGTTCTACAGATAAGAATAGAGAACTTCATTTAACTGAAAGTGCTGCTAAGAATAGTGGTGCTACTCCATTCGGAACAATTGTTGATTATAACGAAACAATTACTCCTGTAATTGGTATAGCAAAACCAAGTAATGTTACTTTGGTTGAAAAGGGTATTGGATTCAATCCAGATGTAGATGTTGTTGTTTCTAAAGGTCGTAAGGATGATGGAGACGCAACTTATAATACTACTTTTGGTTTATCTTATTTTGATCCTCAATTCTTTACTAAAATTCTCTTAGACGAGCCAATTAGTGTTACAGGTAGTTTTTCTAATGGACAGTATGTTTATGGTCTTCAAAGCGGTGCATATGGTGTTGTAGAAGGTGCTGCTGGTAAAGCATATACTACACAGAAAACCTTAATGGTTAAAACTCTGTTTGGAACATTTAAATCTGGTGAACCAATAAGAGATGAGGGAAATAATACTTTAAGAATTGCCAAAGATAATACTATTTCACACTTTATTGTTACTGATAGAGGTAATGGTTACGTAGCTGGAACTAAGATACGTATTGATGGTGTTGATTTTGATATTTCTAAAGTTAAGTTAGATCTTAGTGGATCTAAAATTGCTAGTGCAACTGTAGTAAATAGAAATCTTCTTTATACAGAATATTCAAGACCACCTGTTGTTAACGTTATCCAAGGTACTGGTGGTGGATCAATAACTAATGGTGCTGTTATTACTCCTGTTCTTGTTAGAGATTCTGTAGTTACATACACTCCACAGAACGTTAAATCATTCTTCTGTGAATTTGGTTCTGGTAACTCTAATAAGTATACCTCTGATGTTGAAGTTAACAGGGAAAAGTATGCTGAAGTTAAAGCAGTAACTGATTTTACTTTTAGTGGTTCTTTAGGAAAGAAGTATATTGAGTGTAATGGATTTGGTGGAGATAGTACAAAGGTACTACACCAAGGAGATTTGATACAGTTTACTGATACAACTGATACAACTCGCCGTGCGATTGTTCAGCAAGCTACAAAACCATCTGGTGTACTTAAATCTAGAATATATTTGGATAGATCTCTTAATGCTGCTGTAAGTAATAGTAGTGTTGTTAGAGTTCGTCCTGCGATTAGTAATTTTAATGAAGGAACTCTTTTATATAAAACAGGAACTAGTCAAGTTAGTTCAATAGTAGCAAGTAGTACAGATTCTAAAATATCATATTACCTTAGAAGAGATTTTGTAAGTACTGGTTCTGCTAGTGGTGGTAATATTACCTTTGCTGCTCAATTAGATTTCGGAACGCAGAGATTTGTTTCATTTAGTGAGGGTAATTTCCTTATTACAGTTCTTGATAAAGGATCTGCACCAAATATTGCTAATGGTGATGTTGTTTATATTACTTCAGATCAAGTAAATATTGCTTCTTCTGTTGATTCTGCTAGTGGACTTACTTCTGGTAGTGTTACTTTAAACCTTCCTGATACGTATTTTGGCACTATGCCAGCAAATCCAACATATCCAACGTTAAAACTAACAGCTACATTAGAAGTTACTAAGGCAAAACCAAGACTTAAGACAGCAGTTGCTAATAAGAGAATTACTATTGATTCTGCTGGTGATAGTGTTATTCCTTTACGTGGCACAGATTATGATACTACATCTGTTAGTGTATACAGTTATGCAGATGTTTACAAATTAAGATATGTTTATATGGGATCTACAGCAGATGCTCCTACTGTAGATAGAAATGGTACTCTTGTTAGTGGTACTGATGTTACTAATAGATTTACATTTGATGATGGTCAAAGAGATACAATTTATGATATTTCTAGAATTGTATTAAAGCCAGGTGCTGAAGCACCAACAGGTAAGTTGGTGATAGCGTTTGATTATTTTGAGCATACTGCTGGTGATTTTATTACCGTTGATTCATATTTACATGAAGCTGGTGTTGGTGCTGGTGATATTCCTTCTTACAATTCACCTGCATTAGGTAATGTATCACTGAAAGATGTTCTTGATTTTAGACCTAAGGTTGATAATGATGCAATCGTTTCTGGATTCCAGAATAATTCTTTATTAGGGTCAGCAAATACTAGATCCTTTACAGGTACTGGTGGTATTATTTCAAGTACTCCTGCTCCTGATGCTGGATTGGAATATACATTCTCGTTCACACAGACACAATATCTTGATAGGGTTGATGGTGTTTTCTTAAATAAAAAAGGATCGTTTATTGTTAAGGAAGGTAATTCATCACTTAACCCATCTAAACCAGATCCTGTTAGTGATGCTATTCCATTAGCATATGTTTACATTCCAGCTTATACACAGTCAAATAAAGATGTAAGAATTACTTCAGTTGACAATAAGCGTTATACAATGCGTGATATTGGTAAGTTAGAGAAGCGTATTGAAAGATTAGAATACTACACAACATTGAGTATACTTGAACAGCAAGCACTCAATATGGAAATTATTGATACTACTGGTTCTAATCGTTATAAGAGTGGTTTTATTGTTGATAATTTTGAGGCACATAAAATTGGTTCTTTAAGATCAAATGATTATAAGTGTGCTATTGACACTCAGCAATCTGTTATGAGACCTCAATCAAAAGAGGATTCATTTAAGTTAGAAGAAGTTAACACTAGAGATGATCAAAGAACTACTGCTGGTTATAAGAGAACTGGAGATCGTGTAACTCTTCCATATTCGGAATTACAAATGGTTGGCAATTCATTTGCTACTAAAACAATTAATCCTAATCCATTTGTTGTTCTTCAATATGTTGGTGATTCTTTTATCGGACCTAGTGTAGATTCTTGGTATGATACATCTACCGAACCATTAGTTACTGATAATAATACCAATCTTTATTCAATCTTTTTAGCAAAGGATACTCTTAGAGATTCTTTATCAAGTCTCTATAATTCTTATAAGGTTAATTGGTTAGGAGCTAATAGAGCATTCTTTAATATTGGATCTTTTGCTGATACCAATAGTAATCTAGCAGATTCTAGTGTTACCAATGCTTCTATTTCTAGTTCTTCAAATATCAGTCCTCAAAATAATGAAATTGGTAAAGGAATTACTACTAATGGGGTTGGTTCTAATGTAATTTCTACTTCATTATCTTTCTTTGCTAGAAGTGTTGCTGTTAAGTATGTAATTAATCGTCTTAAGCCAAACACAAAGGTATATGCCTTTATGGAAGGTCAAAATATTGCTAGATGGGTCAATCCAGATAGTAGATATACAGGTATTGCTGGCAATTCTTTATCTGCATTTAATGGATCAATTACTACAGATGAAAATGGTAATGCTAGTGGTATTATTTTGATTCCTGCTGGATTACCTCCAAGAGAAAATACTACATGGACAGGTAATATTGATACTGTTCTTTATGATGATGCAGCAAATGAAGTTAGATTCACAACTGGTGTTAAGACAATTAGATTTACATCAAGTTCTATTAATTCTTCTAAAGATGAAGTAGAAACATATGCTGAAGTTAAGTATTATGCAACTGGATTGATTCCTCAGAATCCATCTTCTATTGTATCTACTTCTCCCGCTTTCTTCAAATCAAATGAAGGTACTCAGTTAACTGCAAGCAATACAGATAATCCAATAAGACCTAATCCACTTGCTCAAACATTTAAGGTTGAGAACTTTGATGGTGGAGTATTCTCAACAGGTCTTGATTTGTTCTTCTCTACTAAGAGTGATAAAATTCCTATAAGGGTTTATCTAACAGATGTAGATAATAGTAAACCTGGCAAGAATATCATTCCAGGAACACAAAAGGTTCTTACGCCAAATACTTATTTGAGGGTTGTTGCAAGTGCTGTTCTTAATGTAACTAAGACAGAAAAGGTAACTGGTGCAATATCTAATGCTTCTGGTCCTATTTCTAAAGTATTTGATAAGAATAATCTTGAATTAACACCTTCTTCTTCTGGTGTCTTTACCTTACAAAATGATCAAGTTTATACATTAGTTCTTAATAATCATACTGGTGTTTCATTCCAGCAGGATGAGAATTTAAGTATACCTTCTTTAACTCTTGCTAATAATACAAATAATACTACCAATACTCTTAAAATAGCAAAAGATTCTGGTAGGGTAACAGATCTGAAGGTTACTTCAACTGGTGCTGCTTATGATTCGGCAATTGTAACTATTGAAAGTCCTCAAAACCCTGGCGGTGGTACTGCAACTGCTATAGTAAGAGTATCTGGTGGAAAGGTTTATCATTCTGAATTAGTTCTTTCTGGTTCTGAATATACAGAGCCTCCTGCTGTAGTTATTACTGGTACTGGTACTGGTAATGCAGGTGCAAGTATTGAATCTTCTATTACTATTGATAGTCCAGCAGTTAGGATGGGTGTTGCTATTGATGATTCTACTACTACTGTTGTTAATTCTACAACTCCAACCAACTTTAAGTTTGATTATCCTGTCTATCTACAAAATGATACTGAGTATGCTCTTGTTCTTGAGACAGATTCTATTGATTATCTTGTATGGGCATCTAAGTTGGGTGAAACAGAGATTGCCACTAGTACAACTGTTACAACACAACCTGCTTTAGGTTCTCTCTTTAAATCTCAAAACACTAATGCTTGGACAGAGGATCTATTTGAAGATCTTAAATTTAAGTTATATCGTGCTGAATTTGATGTTAGTAGGACAGCATCTTTACTTTTAACTAATGAAAATACTGGTTATGAGTTACTTGATGCGAATCCAATTGAAACTAATGCTGAAGCAAATACTGGTGCTACTTCAACACTCTTTAAAAATAATAACTTTAAGGTTAAAATAAATCACCCTAATAATGGATTTGATTCTGATGGGAAATCTTATGTATTTTTCAAAGGTACAGTTGATGTTGGAGGTATAACAGCTTCTAGATTAAATACAGATTTATATCAGACTACTAATAGTGGTGTTGATAGTTACATCATTACTACAAGTAATAGGGCAGCATCAAATGCATTTGGTGGTGGTGCAAATGTACTAGTATCATATAATAGAAAGTTTGAGAAGGTTCATGCTATTGTTCCAAATCTTTCATTCTCACAGACTAAGATTGATACTTCTATTAAAACAACCAATATTGCTCCAGTAGATGATAATGTAGGAACATTTATTTCATACAGTCAATCAGATTATGAAAAGACTTTCTTAAATGAAGATTTCTTCTTTGTTAATCAGAAGGTACTTGCATCAAGAATTAATGAGAGTGTTAATAATGTTGATAGATCATTAACATACAGACTTGATCTTTCAAGTAGTGTTTCTCATTTATCTCCATTGGTTGATTTATCAAGAGCTTCTCTTAAGACTATTTCAAATAGAGTTGAGCATTCTGTTGGTTCAGAGGATAGATTTGGTCGTAGAGATCAGATACTTGAGTTTTACCCTGTATATGCGCTCACAGTAACAAATACTACGTCTACAGCAGTAGATGCCCCAGGAAACAATCTACAAGGGTTACAAACAGTTACAGGTATGACTAGCAATGCTTCTGGAACTATTGTTAGGGTTAATGGATCAGAATTGACAGTTAATGTCAAAACCACTAATACATTTACCCCTGGAGAAGGATTGAAGTTTAGTTCTCAAACTGCTTTAAATCCAGATTCAGGTACTCCTACTACTCCTAAGGTTACAGTTTCTAATGCAGATATATCACAACAGATTCCTAGTTTCCCTAATACAACTGCTGTAAGTAAGGTTATTGCTAGAAGTCCAGATGGGTTTGCGAATATCTATACAGATAAAATTGATGGTGCTATTGTTTTGTGGGATAATAAAGCAGGTCAATTGACGGTTAGGAATGATAAGCAACCGTTAAGTGATAATTATACTAGTAAATCTGGTAGTGGTTCTTTTGCTAGGAATTCTAGCACTGATGCACAATCATCAGATATTTTCCGTATAGATGATATTCTTTCATATACTGGCCAAGCAGCAGGTACAGAAGGATTCATTCAGGTTTCTAAAATAACATATAGCGATGGTATTGATTATGTTTCTGATGTTAAGTCTAAAGATAGTTCTTCTATTGCTAAATATGTCACCAAAGAAGTTGCA